AGCCTTCTTGCTTTTTAGAAAATACTAACCAAGTTCCATCAGTTTGTTTAGCAACTCCGACTGAAACATATTCAAGGTTAGGAGAGTTTTCTTTTCCATTCGACCATGCATAAAAAATTTGCGAAGCACCTATAGACCCCGTAGGAGATGGTTCTCCAAATTTATTTTTAAGTTTTTCGAAATCTTCTCCACCTTTTCCTGAACCATCTCCCACAACTATTGAATTGAAGTCTTGTTTGGTCCACGAAAAATGTTTATTACTAGTCCCTTCTTGTACACTAGAACTTTGTTTTGCTTCACTAGTTTCTTTTGTTTTACTCCCACAACCTGCTAAAGTGGTTAAAGCGATTATAATTGTTCCAACTATTGCTATTCTTTTCATGAAATACTCCAGTATTTTTTATTTAATTATATCTCTTTTTTAAATAAAAAAACAGCTCATAAGAGCTATTTTTATTTTAATGACTGTCCAAATTCCCATAGTGATAACACTTTTTCTTGTTTAGGCTCATCTACGCTATCATCATTTGATATAATTTTTGCACCAACCACAGAAACAACTGTAGAAAAATCATTACTAAGGATATCTGCTAAAGTATATGAACCGGTCGATACTAGCGTTTTTACAAAGTCTAGAAATTCAGAACGAGCTTCTGAGACTGTCATTGTTCCTTTTTTTCGTCACCCGTAACTTCTTTTGAACCAGTAATCGTTTCAAAAACATCTTTAATGAAATTTTGCAATTCCCAAGCAGGTACACTTGCCAAAATTGATTCTTCTGTTACCTTTGAACTATCGAATAAACCAGCGATGAAATTAATACGTTTTTTATAAACGTCTGAAATAGATATCTTATCAACGTTTTTTTCAATTTCAACTGCCATATCCCAATAATCAAGAAGCTTTTGACCGCTAACATGTTCTTGAGTAACAGTAAACTCACCATCTTTATCACGAAGAGTAATTGACAACTTAGTCATTTATTAATTACCTCCCCCAGTTCCTGAACCGCTTGATGCTGGCACCATTTGAGCATCAGTTTTAATCTCTGTAATACCAGCTGCATCAGTAGATGTTCCTGTTCCAACAAAAGTAGAGTAATACAAACCATTATCATCAGAACCAATCGCAAAACTGATGGCTTCTGATGGAAGTTCACTTTGTTTACCTTGTACTGTATTAAACTCAAGACCATCAGAAGAGAACATTCCGTCCACAAATGCCATTAAATATGGATTACCTTGAGGGGTAACATCTTCCAATAGAATTGAGCAGTATGGAGAAGTACGGTCTGCAGTAGCTTTATATACACCATTAGTAGAGGCTACAATTCCAAGTACTGCATTTTTAATTTTTTCAGGGAAGTCCATGATATCGAAATCAACTTTACCATCTCCAACTCCTTTTCCTGAAATGGAGTATACTTTATTTGAAGAATAAGATTTTACGGCATCAACCGCTAATCCTGATACTTTAGCGGAAACCATACCACCATTATCTTTTTTTCCCTCGATAACAAACTGATTTGTCCCAAGAACTGGATCTTTACCATCTTTTACACGAATTGTTAAACGTTTAAAACCAATAGGTACTGACATTGTTTTTTCTCCTTATTTTCAATAATTTTCGTAAAGATTACTGTTGCCTTCATAAAATCGAGCATCAACATATCTTTTTGTATCGCTAAAATATTCATCTAGTCCGCCATTCATCTGAAAGAATCCTTTTGTTTTTAGAATATTTTCAACTGTATTTTGTAATTTTTTTACTGTTAATCGGTCAATTGCCTCTATGCTGACCTGATAGACAAAATGTTTAGCTAGTGAATCATTGCTACCCATAGCTGTTTGTTCTGGTGGGCCAGTTGGAGTAATTGTTATACTTGTTGAGCTTTCAGATAAATTTTCATATCTTGAATAACTTTTAAGACCACCTGTTCTTTGAATTGCTAGAATATCAGAGTCATTAGCTAAAGCTTGCATAAGTTCACTTAGCATATCCTTCATTTTAGCAGCTCCTTCAAATTAGCTTGCGCTGTCTTAACAAATTTTTGTCCTTGAGCATTTGAAAATCTTTGTAAAGCACCAAAACTTTTATAACGATATGATTTACCATTTCTGACAAAACCATTATTTTCAAGATGAACAAGTCTCCAATGCTTACCGTTGTTACCTATCTTTATGACGGGGAATCCTGATGTTCTAGAAACATTCCCTCGAACAACACCAGCTACTGTATCACCAGAATTTGCAAATTGAGAAAGGGTACTCTTTAAATCAACTACAGCTTCATCCGCGGCTGCTTTAAGTGCATCACTTTCTATCTTCTTCACACGAGTTTCACTAAACTTTTCTCTCAATTTTGCTTCAATTTCTTCAAATCCTTTGATTGTCATTGAACTACTCATTAAGATTCGTACCTCCTAGAATTATTTTCAAGAAAGTTCGGTCATGAAAATCAGGCTGAATGTCAACTATTCCCCAAACCTGACCTGAATATCTAGGGTCATCAATAATAACCTTGTCATCATTTTTGGGTTGATAACTCGTTAAGGGATCGCGAATTTTTATCGTTGCTCCATTCTTAACATTTTGATTCCCCAAGATTGTTAAATCTTTATTGCTAGGGGAGTAAAGATCTGCGTAGGTTTTAAAAAGAACAATAGGATCACCGCCTCTCCCGTCGAATGACGTATCAAGTCCTACTCCTTGAAATGTAACTTTAGTCCGCATCGTTCCGTTATTTGTACGATTAGATGATTTAAGTAGTTTTTGCGATTTAATCATTCCGTCTCTCCTACATCATCAGTAGGCTGATTAGCTAGAAAAACGTCACGGATATTTTGCTTATAATTCTCTTTGAATTCATCTAGCGCATCATTGTATGTATAACGTGAACGCTCAAAAATTAATTCCTTAACTTCTGGATCACTTGCATCAGGCACTCCAACTAATCTAAGAATTGAGGTATAAGAGGCTATGAGCATATCTGTTAAGTTAGCAAGTTCGTCAGAATCATTAGTACTGATTCTCATTCTTTGTTTGAATGAATTAAGGTTATCATTGGCCCAAGTTTTAGCGTCAGCCATAAACTCCTCCTATTCTTCTTCGTCACCCTCCAATTTTTCAACAAATCCAGGGAGCTTTTTTTCAAGCTCCTTGAACCTAGTTGCAGTTGCTTCAAAAATTTCGCCGACATCTCGACGCACATTTTCTTTTACATCATCAAAAACTGCATTTACTTTAAGTTTCATGAGCTACCTCTTATCCTTTAGGAACAGCGGCAATTGTAACAAGTGCTGAAGCATTGTTATCATAAGGTCTTCCCCAATAAAATGATTTTGTAGTATAAAGCTGAAGGTCTTCAAGAGCAAATGTTTGGTCAAACTCTTGCATGGTCATATTACCCATATAAGCCCAATAACGATTGGCTACAAATACGATTCCTTTGCCAGTAGGTACTGCCATTGATTGAACGACAGTCACGTTGAATGGCAAAATATCAACCCATACTCCGTTAGCATTCAAATACAAGAACATTGCAGTAAAATCATAATAATCTTGAGGATTGACTAAGATTTTAACTTGTCCAGAAATGTTTAACGGAATCCCTTTTTCACTAAATGACAATTTTTTCATGATAGGTGCTAGAATTTTAGCAGCTTGCCGAGAAACATCTTTAGAATTTTCTAAAGCAGCAAGTGGCGAAAGGTCGGCAGATACTGTTTTGTCTCCATATGTAGTAGTCCCATTTACAACGGTCGCATCTTTAATCAAACCAACGGGTTTGTTATTGCCATCACCATTAACCAAAGCCGCTTCAAGAGCAACTGCAATAGATTCTGACAATTGTAAGATGATAAAGGTTTTCAACCAATCATAGCTATAATCAAGGGCATCTTTAGGAATAACAGTATACGCAGTAAGTTTGTTTTGAGAAAAATCATACTCCCCAAAGTTTTGATTTAATTTACCTTGAATATCGCCAGTAAATGTTCCCCATACAGCAGTTCCACCGTCATATATTCCATCAGAAGTAATCGCTTTTGTGCGAAGTCCCATACTTTGGAATTTAATAATATCTAGTAATGGGTGAGCATAGGTCAATTCTATAAACACTTGATTGATAATTTCAAGTGGCAATGTTTTTTCTACATTTCCAACACCAGAAGTAATTTCATTAAAGAATTTCGTTTCTTCAGCTGACATCACTTCGGTAGAACGAGATGACATTAGAGAGTTAATTTTTTCGTTTGTTTGATCTGAAAGTTTTTCAACAATTTCAGCGCCCATGACTTCCATTGATTTCGCAAATAATTTTTGTTGCTCTTTTTCATCTGCTCCTTCAATCGCAGCATTTGTATATTTTTCAACTGCCGCTGCGTAATTAGGTAATTTTGTGTAATCCATTATTTAATTCCTCCAAATTTAAATAGTTGATTTTTAAGCGGCTTGACTGCCGAATTTTGAGCATTTTTCATTGTTTTCATTCCACAACTTGAACAATATCCACAATCATGGCAACAGGTGTCATTCCCACAATCAGGACAAGCAACTGGAGAATTTGTACTTCCACAGTTAGGACATTTTTGTTCATTTTGTGAAATTATTTGGTCTAGTCGATCAGTAATTTCTTGGAATTGGTCTGACTCAATCGAGACCGTTTGAACATTGTCTGCTTCATTTTTGATTTGTTTCATCATGAAATTTTTTAGTTTTGCAATTTTATCGCTTGAGAACACAGGCTCTATTGATGCCATCATTTGAAGGGGTGTTTTTACTTCTTCGAATGATTTTTCATCTGCAATTCCTGCCTCTACTGCCTGATCTGCAGAATAATAAGTTTCTTCATCCATTGCTGCTTGCGCTTCTTCCAATGTACATCCCATTCTTTTAGCGTACATTTTAGCAATGCTAGAACTCATTTCTTTCAATACATCAGATTGTTTAGCCATATCGCGATAATCGCCTTGATTAACTGACCAAACATTATGAATAACAATAGTCGCTGCCGGAGATACTGCAATGTGTTCAGCGGCCAACATAATGACACTAGCAATAGATGCGCAAAGCCCTGTTACCTCTGCAGTAATTTTTCCTTGGTAGTTCATCAATAAAGTATAGATTGAACTTCCTGTACGTACCGAACCCCCGCCTGAATCAATTGATAGTTTGATATCTTCACCGTTCGCTTCATCTAAAAATTCTTCAACTGACTTAGCGTTAATATTTTCTATTTCTAGAAGATCATAAAACCAAGAATCATCTGAGTCAATAACAGGCCCGTGTAAATTAAGAGTTTTCACTAGGTACTCCTTCCTTTTGATAATTTTTTGTCATAATGAATCTATCTCCATCAGGAATTGGAGGTAAATTAGAAGCCTCACGAACTTCATTTACTTTAACCACACCACTTGAACCAACTTTATCAATTGCATCAGCCCTATCAAGGATGTTAATTGTTTTAAATCCAGTCATTTGCAAGGTATTACCAACTGAATATCCTGATTTTTTAATTAAAATACTTGCAAATCCTTCTGATAATTTGTTTCCGAGTGGAATCACTGCGGATTCAATTGCTAAATCCAAGTTTTCAGAATTATTAGCAGTTTCTCCAAGCACTAGTGCCGGAGGAATTCCAAGCAACCCTGCTACTTCTCCAATAAAAACTTTTTTTAAAGACCAAAAATCAGTAATCTGATTTTGAAGTGTTGCGGACTTGCTAGAAGAAATTTCATCATACGAAGACTTTGCTTTATCGTCTGCAGGAATAAAGACAATAGGATCATTCATCATTTTGTCGTATAAAGTTGTTGCATATTGTTGCTGTAATTTTATTCTTTCATTATCATCAATCTTACTAGTAACAGGAATGCTAATTTTTGCTCTAACTTGCCCTACACGGAGCTGATTGGCAATTAAGATTCCGAATAATTTTCCGTAATCATCCCATAGACTATCAACATATTTTTTTATACCAATATTGTCATTATCTAAGTGAAAACAATCCACTCCTTGAATAAAGGTTCTATTAAAATATTTTTGAGCGTATGGTCCAGAATTAGGAGCATTAGAAACTTTGCTATTGGAGAAGTTAACTGTCACTCCCGTGTATGTGTTCCCGTCAAGCGAATAGTTTGTTACAAAATTATCAGCAATATAGAACTGATCACCATCCTGTATAACTAATAACTCACCATTTAACAGCTTTTTTATCATTGAAACTTTGAATTCACTAGCTGTTTGGTTAGGATTCGGTCTCATATTTAAAGCATAATCAAATTTAGAATCTGTAATTGAGCTTTCGTTTTTAAATACAAATTTACCTTTAGAAACAGTTCTTGCTAAGTAAGAAACACAAGATTCTAAAGCAGCATTCTTAATACCAAGCGTGACTTGTGCATTAAATAATGCGTCATACCCAGTTAAATCGGTTGTACTTAATTTATCTTTTACAGATGACCAAATGTCTGAAAATAGTCCCACATTTTCTCCTTTCCGTACTTTTAATTCAAGTTTAATAGAAAAGTAGGGCGAAAAAGTAGCGTTTTTATAAATAAAAGGTTGCTCATTGGACAACCTGTAATAAAATATAATAGCTGCATCCCTCTCTGCATTTAATGGACTTCATTCGCCACACTATATTTTCCATGTACCGGCATTAAGCCAATACAATCGAAATCTCCCGCAAACTCGCAAGCCCCAGAGAGTCATTAGCTCTCAATTCAGGATAACGGGATTGAACCGTTCTATTCTAGCTTATGAAACTAGCGTGACGCCTTGCCACCCATCCTGTTAATGTACCAGCTCTTGCCTTGCAAAAGCTGAGTACAAATGACTATTATTTCTTTTTGTGCTTGCACCCTGCACGGGGTGAATCAGGTAATGTATAGCCACACGCCTGATTCATTTGCGCCATATAATGGCAATAGCAAGATAGAGCCGCGAACTCTATAACTTCTAATAGCGAAGTCGTTCCTTGTCCTTGCTGTCAGCTCCAACCGCACTGACTTATTAATATTATTCGGCAACTGTACTAGTATTATCAATCCCAAATAATGTTGGATATAGCAAGTCAGGGAATCGAACCCTGAGCGCCTACGTTTCCGTACCGTGCTTGCTACGCTGTAAGCCCTTGACTTCTAGAAAGTCCTATGGGTTAATCAGCAAAGTCTATGACGAGATAGACAACATGAAATATCCCCGTTGTGAATGTAACGACAATCACTGTACAGTCGCAAGTTACCTTGCTGTTTTTATGGATTCAAACCAAAGGAATATTATTATCAACCCATTTATAGCAAGCCACTGGTTCGAGCAGTGACTTGCTTAGAAGTATATCCAACCGAACGAATTACATTTTGTTTGCTTTCGCTGATAACTTCATAAGTAAATTATCTAATATTTTTACTCTCAAAAAGTATCGTTTTATCCCATAAACCAACCCAAATTATCATAAAAATCTGTAGAATCTACTTCATTTAGTAAATCAGCCTTAAACATCGCTGCTTCAAAAGCTTTAAATCCATCTGTTTTTCTTCTGACATCTTCTTTTTTGATATATTCCACATTTCCATCTTTTTTCAAGTGTCGAAGCACGTTATTTGTGTACCACCTCATCATGTCATTATCACCAAAATTAATTTTTTGATTAGCGAAACTGTCCTCAATTACCGTTGATAATTGCGCATCAATGGCTCTAAAGTTACGAATGACTTCCACACGATAACCAAGCGGTTCTTCAAATTTGCCATTCCAAGAGACTTCGAATCCTGCTTCTTCAAATTTAGGTTGTAAATACTCCCTCATTTTATAGCCGTCTCCACAAATAGTTTGGAATTCATAACCTTCTTCATCACGCATACGAACAAACCAGTCTACAACGTGCTGTGCATCCATTGAGGGTTCATCTAATACTGTGAGCAACCCCTCATCTTCCCATTGTCTAATCGGGGCAAATCGTCGCTTACCATTAACATTTTCATTTGGCTTTGAATAGCTATATATTCTATCAACAAATTCTTTACGAACAAACGAATGAGATTTGAAAACATAATCCCCATCAACCTTAAATAATGCACCAACTGCAATAAAGTCACGAGTAGAGGCAAAGTCAAATCCTCCAACCGCAGGTAGATTTCTTAATTCTGGAAATTCTTTTTTAGTTGCTTTTAATTCTTCATAGGTTGCCACGCTTCTTTCAATGTCAGTCACTGGGAAATTTTGGCGCTTAGTCATGAATTCATCTCGTCCGCTAGGATTTAATTCTAAGTCCTCATATTCCTCAAGAACTGTTTCAAAAAGTCCTTGCGCATACTCTGTCATTGGAAGTGAAAACATAGGACTCGATAATTCCCAAAGGGTAGGGTCATCAACCTGTTCTGCCTTATCCAATTTGCAAATAAATGGAAACATAGCATTCCATTTCGCTTCGCCTTTAAGGACTTTTAGTGCCATATCTTTCATCTGGTCAATGAATCCATCACGCACATAACCATCAGTTCCTATATAAAATTCACGTGGATTAGGTCGTTTACCTAGTCCAGAAATATGTACTTTTACATCTTTATTGCTTTCATATTGGTGGATTTCATCAAAGATAACCGCCCCATCTCGAAGTCCATCCTTAGTATTTCCATTTGAAGTCCTGAATTTAAAGAGCGATTTTGTCTGTAAGTTCTTGATTTCAGATTTACGTGGCTTACCAAATAATTCTTCTAATTCTTCATGGTTCTCAATTGTATCGTGAACTTCATCAAAACTTGTTTTAGCTTGGTCCTCACTGTTGGCCACGATTGAAATATTATAGTTAGCGATTCCATGCATAGGGGTTGTTAGATAACTTCCTATTGCAGAAAGTAATCCATTTTTACCATTCCCCCTGGCAATCATGATTAATATTTTTCGATAGACATTCCGATGGTTTTCTGAAAAATATAAGAAAACAAAACTGATAATGAATTTTTGGAAATCTTCCAATTCAAAGAAATATTTCTCTGTATAACCGATACAATTCTCGATTTGTTCAACGTCAAAAAATACCTCGCCTGATTCGAGACGAGGCACTACCTCACGTTTAATATAATCAACAAGTAATTTTCGTTCATAGTTGAATTTGACCATTCCCGCATAATAACCGTCAATGTAATTTTGAACGTAATCGATCACTTCGTAAATTTACTCCAATCTTTTTCGCTACTATTTTTAGGTTTTGATGTTCGTTTTTCTTCAAAAAATTCATCTAACTTAATTAAGGCAGCATTTACTTTTACTTTTTCTGCAATTGCAGGGTGTGGTTTTTTTATCTCATTTTCACCAGAAGAAACCAGAATCATCACTCCTTCCTTATCAATTGCTTTGCTTAAATTTTCAAAATTAGAAGCTAAGCTGCAGTATCGGTACACTTTTTCTAATTCAGATGGCGAATTTTTATCTATTAGAGATAGTAGTTCTTTAGACAGCGCATTGGCTTCTGAACTTTTAACATTTCCGCTTTTTTTAACATTATTTTTAACAGAATTTTCTTGATTAATTGATAAAAAATAATCAATATCAATAATAATATCTTGCAAATCCACTTCTAGAACTTTAGCAATTTCTATCCAAATATTTTTGTCCTTTGGTTTCCGTTTACCATTAGCATAATAGGAAAGTCGAGCATTACTAATCTCAATTCCTTTTTGCTCAAGTAACTTTTTTAAGTCAGAAAAACTAATGTTTTTATTCTCTAAAATTTCTTTTAATCTATTTCCGAACATTTAACAGCCCTTTCTCATAAAATGTTGTGTTTTTTTGGTTAATTAAGCCAATCGTTCAGTCAAAAACGTCGAAAATGACCTATTTTTTATGACCGGGGGGTATCTTACATAATTATTTTTCCTATTTCCGAACTTTGTTAAAAATAAAAAATCTCATCATCAAATACTTTTCTATTGTCGTTGTGCCTATCATGCCTTATGTTATGGCATTCATGGCATAGCGTGCGCAAGTTGCTAGGTTCGAGTGCTAGCTCAGGATAGTATTCTAATTCCTTAATATGGTCTACTTCAAGCTTCGCTGTCTTAGCCGTTGTCACACGACCTTTCTGCCTGCACCATACACATTCATAATTATCACGTTTAAGAACTTGTTTCCTGACTGTTTGCCAAGCAGATCTACCATAGAACCTGTGCCTTGCCTTTGGTGTACTTACATCTATCATGATTCAATCGTAAAACAAAAACGCTACGAAAAAGTAGCGTTCTTTATATTATTCATGGAACATCTTAAGTAAATGACCACCGTCATATTTCTCAGCAAACTGCTGCGTCGCTTTGTTATTCCTTGCAATGACTGCGGTCTTTGAGTAGTACATATTCATTGTAATCTTAATGATTCCCCAACCGTCAATGTAGTAACGTTTGAATATCTTGCGATCATCTTCGTCTTTAATATTGTCTAATGCTTCATTGATAAGCTGAGATTGTTTGGCATTCTTCTTATTGCGAATGATAATTCTTAAGGTCATTCGAACATCGTGCCATTGTGCTTTCGTCAATTCTTGTGTCATATTCTAACTCCTGTTATGTTATAATAGTATTAGAATAAATCCTTTGTAAAGCCCATTGCCGTGGGCTTTTTTTGTTTAATTAATTAATTTAAAATATAACGAGATTAGAAATGCAATTCCAAACAATATATTAAAGGTTGCGGTCCCAACACTTATTGGACTTCTTGGCTTTCCAATTGCGTAAGGTGTAACGAACATGCCAAGAATCATGAATAGCACGTAGGCTATGATAATTATATTTGCAATCATTTCTTTTCTCCTTTAATCCCTGCGTCAGTAACAATAAATGTATCGTTATCTCCCATATAGACTGAAATCTTATTTCCAGTTTTGTTATCGGTTAAATCAACTTTGCGACCAGACATTTTATAAGAGAATGAACCTGTATATTCATAAAATATATCTCCCTTATAATCTTTAATAATGATAGTACGCCGTTGATTCATATCGTATTCAATTTTTAGATTCTTCTTGGCCATGTTATATGACGATGAATTAGTATAATTATGATAATATGATGAACCGGTTAGTCCAACTAAAGTTAACGCTACTAAGGCTACTAAAGCAAAAACTCCATAAGCGACATTATTTTTTCTGTTTTCGCGTAATACTGAACCTAGAATAAACAATCCTAAACCTAGTAATACTCCGATTACCCAAATAATTGTCCAGATAATCCATGACGTTGGTGTTGGTGTGATATAAAACATTTTATTTTCCCTCCAGTTGAGTTTAGCGAGTTCCTAGCTCAGTATGATATAATACGTGTGACCACAAAATAAAATGAAAAAGTGTTATTTTATACATGCGAAGCTCAAGCTTGGTCATCTTGGGCTTTTTATTATCTCCTTTATTCAAGTCATATTCCTTGTGCTAGACTAA